GAATCGCCATGGCATCGCCACCTTTTTTCATCTTAACAGGCTTAACCTTGGCCGTCTTAGCTGATTGCTTAAACGCCTTTGCAGTAGGAGCGCCCTTAGTGCCAGGCTTCCTCATCGTCTCGCCAGAGCCTTCTGCTATGCGCTCACGCTTAGCATTAATATTTGCATACAAACCTTGTTTAGCTGCCATTGTTTTCTCCTTGAGCCTGCTGTTGTTGGCCTAACATCTGTTGTTCCATAATGGCCAACCGCTCACGGGCAATAGCAGCACGTTCCTCTGCAATTGCATCCTGCGATGCAATACTGGCCTTGTCATCTTGCGCTTCTTGGTTCAATTTTTCTTGCTGGAGTGCCAAGCTCTTCTCTTTAGCCGCTGCATCCGCCGCGTCAGCCTTAGCACGTTGATCCAACTCTTGTTTCTTAAGCTCAACGACTGGGTCTGTAGGTGGTTGATTAGCACCAGAGATTTCATCTTGCATTGTTTTAACGTCAGCCATGGATTGCGCTACTTTCAATGCAATCATACCCTCTTTTTGGATAATAGACACCATGCCGTCTGGGTCTGTTCCGTATGCCATGAACAATTCCGCTTCCACGTCCTCTTCTGCCTTAATACGGATGTGTTGCAGGATGTGTTTTTGCAAGATAGCGGCAGACATTGGATTCGCTTGCAACATCGGTGACATACCCATGCGTAAGTGCGCTTCAATGTGTGCATCATGCTGTTGGCCAGCAAATGCTTTCAATTCCATCGTATCCAACACGTCAGCATTCTCTGTCGCGGGGTCCTTGGGCATTTGTGAGCTCTGTGGACGCAATATACCGTCGATATCACGCACGTTCAGGGCTGTGTAGACCCGGTAGTATGCCTCGTACATGTTATGCATCTGTGGGGCCGCCTGCGCAAGCTGTAGCTGTGTTTGTGCAAGGGTTATACGCTGTGCTGTAGAGAATATGTTAGGGTCGGCAACAGGAAGTACTGCCACCATGTTGTCAAAGTCTGATTTTTTAATCTTACGACTAGCGCCAGGTACGTCATATGGGTACTCTTTAGGTAAGTACTCACCAAAACCCTGTGCAAGCAATTGGAATTCTAGTTTTTGTGCATAGTGCAAGCGTTTATGGATGGCAGACATCACCATTGAGCCGCGCTCTAGCAATGCAATAGTTGTTCCGACCGCTGCATTCTGATTACCGTCACCAACTTGCATGTCCGCGATGCTTGCAAGGCGTTTACCAGCGTCTACAGTAAAGCCTAATAACTGGAATAGTGTTTGGCTAGGCTCTTTATAAGGTAATGGAAGTAAGGATGACTGCAATTCAGCGCCACCAGCGTCAATATCACGCCATTCGCCGGGTTGGATAGGTGTATCCGTGTCCGCGATCCGTGCGCCTTTGGCCTTGAACCCTGCTGGTAGGTTAGAGAACGTACCAGCGTCAATTAATTGACGTAAAGCAGACGTTGCTGTCTTAGAAAGGCTGCCGATTAAGTGAACAAAGCCCAAGCCATACGCACCAAGGCCCTCGATCAACACATAATGCACAAAATAATTGCGACGACGTTTCAATTCGTCGCCTTCTTTCCAGTTACGACGCACGCCAAGCACTTTACCGCTCACTTCGTCAAGCGTTACGACGTATGGAAGCTTAATTCCTGTGATTTCACCGTCTTCGTCGGTGTCTTCGAAGCCTGGAATGTCATAATCCACTTGGAATTCAAGTAAAAATACTTCTTCGGCTTGGTCAGAAGGGCTTAAACCTGTTTGACGGTCCACGCCTTCTTGAATTTGGTCTTGATCAGGGTCAGAAGTCTCGGCTTGGATGTCTAAATCCAAGTATTCGCCCGCTACAACGCGTTTTCTGAACTCGTTTGCGTCCATTGGCACGCGGTGCGTGATCCGTGGGCATTGGCTCATGACGCTTGAGCCGGTGTAAGGGATGTATAAGTCGTCAGCAAGCACTAACTTGCTGACCATTCTGTCTAATTGTGCATTAAAATACACTTTTTTGAACACAGAACCACCGTAACCTAGGTAGAAAAGTGCTTGGTCCATCTCTGGAGTGTACTCTTCCATCACTGTGGTCAGTTCGTAGTTCATAAAATCTTGAACACGTGACGCTTGCTGTAGTTTTTCTATCGTTTCCTTGCCCAAAACCTGAGTTCTAACAGGTCCGTCTGCCGGCATTAGCTCCTTCATCGCTTGCGATTGGAACTGGACTACCGCTTCTGTCAACATTGGATGCACTGCACCGGCTGCGCCACGGAACGGCTTGGTGCGTTCTTCGACTTTCAAGCCTAACAGCTCAAGGCCCTTGGCATAAACCTGTTCCCAGTCACTACGAGACGCCTTGTCGGCCTCAAATAATGCCAATAAGTCTATTGACATACGGTTTAAATCGTCTTCGTCAATGACTTCTGCTAGGTTGGCGTAGAATTCTACGTCGTTTGCTTCGTCTTCACCTATCTCAACCGTAGCACTGCCGTCGTCTTCCAAGACTATTTCGATTTCGGGCATGCCTTCCTGATCAATCTCAATGGATGTTTCAGGGGCTTGGTTAACTACTTTGTCAATGGGCATAGGATTCTCGTCCGAGTATTTTCCGTAGTGTACTCGGTATTGCAGGGTTTACGCAAGTGTTACTTCTTAGATTTAATAAAGTCCGTTACTTCACCGCCGTGCTTAAATGGTTCAGGCATAGGTATCTGTACATCAGGAAATGCTTCCGGCGCTACAGTAGGGTCTAGCCCTAGTCGCGCTTTTAGGGCTTCTATGTAGTCTTCTTTATACCGTCGTGCTTCTGATGGGGTAAGACCATAATCAGGAAGCAAACGAACAAGCGTTGATTTATCCCCCTGTTTAGCCAGCGCTCTTGTTCTATGTCTTCCTTCATGTCCTGAAATCCTAACCCCTCCAGACGCTGTTTCACTAAGTCCTAAAAAGGGCACGTCAGAAAGACCTGATTTACGAGCTGCTTTTGCTAAGTAGTCTATGTATTGATCGTAGGTCATGCCTTCAGGAACTTGAGACCCCCTATATTTTCCTAAGCTCCCTGTTAATCCTGGGGCAATAGGCATGGCGTATTCTTCAAAATCCTTAGGGTCAAGCACCATTAAGGCCTGTGGGTTACTCTCGCTAAAAGTGCTTTTTAGCGCCTTTTCACTGTATTGATTTTCAAGATTAGGCACTTCATCCGCTGCTCGCTCTACACGACGCGCCATGTAGTCGCCTCGTTCGTTTTTAATTGTATTTAGTAAGTCACTAATGCTGCCGCGTACATACTTAGTAATGTTAGGGATCACAGGCAGTGCACCTGCAGCGCCTAGTCCAGCACCTAGGTAGTCTTTATCCTTGAATGCCTGATAGCCTTCTGCGGCGGATTGAATATCTCCTGACACAGGGATAAACGAATTTATGAACAATGCTACGTCCTTGGCACTGATATCCTCGTTCTTTAATCCCTGCATGATAGCGTCAAGGTTTTCTTTGACCCTGCTCTTTTCAGGCTTGTCTGCTGTTACGTCAATAGACTTTAGGGTCCGGACGTTCTCGCTTGTTACGTCCCCTCCGTCTTCAAACTTTTTTGGCTTTTTCGCCTTTGCAATGGTCTTAGCTTGACCTGACTTGATTGCCTGCAGCGCTTGGTAGGCCATGTCTGCTTTGTCCTTGGACCGTAATCCAATGTCCATGCCCCGCGCGTCATTGGCCACGTCCATCGCCTGCTCTTCATCTGACTGTCCGCCAGTGAGCCAGTTCTCGTGGATATAGCTTGCAATCTCAGCAGGTGTCCTGCCGTACTTCTTCGCTATCTGTGCCTGCAACAACATATGGCGCATCGCATCACCACGACCGTCTAACTGTTCGTCCTTAGGGAAATAGAATTCAGGGACGGCATTGGCAAACTTAACCTCTTCGCCAAGGCCTATCATGTTTGCAAAGCCTTCTTGACCCTTACGGCCCCAACGCGCTACGGTATCCGCATACTCATTTGGGTGGCCTACTTCCTTTTTCTC